TATAACCACCAGCAACATAAATGTTGTCTGAGGTATTAAAGAATGTAATATTTCCACCAACAGATGGAGATTTCTGATCTATTGCAACAAGTCTCTGGTACCAAAGGTCATCTGCTATTGTAAAGTATGCAGGCGGTAGTGGTGCAAAGGCATTTGCATTTAGTGTTTGTGGCTTAACTAATGCACCCTTGATAGTTACAATTCCTGGCATCACAAGTGTTGCATCTAAGGCAATACCTGGATTTACAGATATAGATCCACCAGCAATTGATATAGGATGAACCATTAATGAGGTTGCTTCCATATGAACTACTGAGTTAATTTCTCCAATGCTAAATCCTGGCATATGGAAATATGCATCAGCAGTAAATGCTGTGTGTCCATAGTTAACATCTATAACTACGTTTCCTCCATAGTTAGGATGTAAAAATACTCCAAATGCTTCCATATGTTCAATAGCTGGAGCTATTTCCTGTGACTCTGTAGGCATTACAGTGTCTGCAGATGCTGTCATTGGATCAACTGATACAGTTGGACCAAAGCCTGCAGAGTATGCAGGATCTACAAATAATGATGAGGCTGATCCTCTATCTATTTCAATCTTTTGCCACATATCAAATATCTGCTGATCTGTTAAGGCATAATCAAATGCTGCGAATTCATCAACAAACTTGTTAACTGTAGCTGGAGATTGAGCAAACCAAACAGTTTCACCGCCACCAATTGCCACATATCCTGAGTCAGTAAAGTTGTAGGCTGAGTAAGTTAATGTGCTTCCTACTTGCTTTCCATCAATAAATAACTTTACTTCAGTTCCATTTCTTCTCATTGTGTAGAGATGGTAATCACCAAAGTACTGTGTGCCAGCCCAGATATATGCATTGTTTGCTGGGTTTGATGTAGGAATAATTGCAAGTCCAGGACCTGAAGCAGATGCTACAAGGCTAAGACCAATACCAAATATTCCTCCACCAAGACCATACAATGCAACTGCCTGGAAGTCAGCACCAGATACAGTACCTATTTTTGCATAAATAGAAATTGTCTGAGTGTTATCTGCATAAGAATTCGTTGCTGTTGCATATTGACCAGCTACATATGTATTCTTATTTGTGAAATTATATCCATAACGATTTTTAGTAAGAACGCTTGTTCCTCTTGTATAGTTAGATCCAACAAGGCTAAATGATGTATTAACATTTGAGCCAGTATTTTCTATTACTGTTCCTGTTGTTTCGTTTAATCCTAATTTCTGGATAGGACTTAAGCTGTCTACAAAATCATCAAATTGATTTGAAAACTTAAGAATAGGCTGGCGCATAACACCTTTAGCCTGATTTTGACGAGTTCCTGCATTGTAAAGATTTGTTATAACAGTAGGTGTTACATCTGAATATGTATCTACAAAGTAATGAGCTAAAATTAATCTCTTAGATCCAGTATCTGTACCGTTTCCGCTTTGCTTACCCAAGCTAAATGTAGTTGGTGTAGCACGGTTACCTTGGACGGCAGTTTCAGAATAAACCTCAGTTCCATCTAGGTAATACTTAATTGTAGTTGCTGCTAAATCTAATTTCATTACAGCTAAATGCCATACATTCTCAGTAATGTCGTTTGTCTCTGTGTGAGTATATGTTGTATGGCTAGTCTGGATTGCAAAGACTGCCTTCTTGTTGTTTATCTTAAGACTTAATGGTGAGTTTGTAGGTCCATTGTAGGCAAAGATTTGCTTTTCAGATGTATCAATTCCAGTAGGGACCTTGAACCAAATACCAATTGAGAAGTTAGAATCTGATATTTCAGTTGTAAATAATGCAGATGATGTGGTCGTTAGATAATTAGACGTAGTACCAATTTCAAGTTGAATTGATGGTTCCTGCGCTGGACCAATTTGATTTACGTCTGCATAGCCTCCGCCTGTAAAAGTAATTGCACCACCTGATCCATAGTTTGTAATATATGATGGAGTAATTGTTGAGAAATCTGTTACATAGTCAAATTTAAACCATGTCTCTGGCCCAATGTCAGAGATTATCTTCTGAATACCATTTACATTGTCGTAGTTAGAAGCATAGTGGTCTCCAGATGCTGCGGCTGCAGTCATAGGTGATGCTAGCCCAACACATTCTACTGACCATGTAGGTGTTACAGATGTTGCTGAGGCAGTTCCAAGAACATCTGTTGCAAATGTTACAGATGCTCCAGCATTGTAATTATCAAGAATATTCTGAGCAGTTAATTCATAATCGTAGGCAGCAAATTCATCTATGCGGCCTTTAAAGTAAACACCTCTAGTTGTTTGAGATAAACCTGTATATCCAGAACCAATGCTCTTCTTTGAAGACTCGTCATAATTAAATGATGGTGGCAAAGAAGCTGTTGAAGTAGTTCCAACAAGGCTTCCGTCTAAGTAAAGCTTAACATTTGTTGTATTGTAAGTGTAAACTACATGGTGCCATTTTCCATCATCAATTGGAGAAGAGATTATGGGTGCAGTCCATGCTGAGTCTAATATTACTTTTCCACGATTATCATTGAGATTTCCATTTACCCATAAATCAATTGTGTAATGTGGTGAGCTATTTGGGTTTAATCTAAAAATTGTGTGATTAGCAGTTCCTGCTGTATCAACATTGTTAATTTGTATCCACGCTTCTACTGTAAAGGAGCGATCATTAAATAATGAAAATGCTGGATGTGTTGGTAACTGAATATATGAGCTTGAGCCATTTAGGTAGATAGCACGGCCATCTACATCAGTTTGTTCGTTGAGAAGAAGATTATTAAATGATGAAGTTGTTGATAGCGATCCAAAGTTGACAGGAGTACCAGAAGTTTCGTTAAAGCGATACCAGATCTTTGGACCTAGTGATGATATTTGCTCAATGTATGATGACATAAAAATAGGCTGCGGTTAGGCAGCCATGACTCCAATCAAATTGTTGCTTGCTGGTACTGCTGAAATGCTTGATCCGTTAATTGTAATTGTCGGAGTAAAGGAGAGGTCGGATACCACTGGAGAAAATGTATAACCAGAAAGGATCTCTACAGTGGTCTTGACTACGATTACGCAAGCATGTGCTTGGAATGCGCCGACCTCTACCTTTACGTCCATTTGCGTTAGCCTTACGCTACAGTGATTCGGACAATACCTGTCGAATCCCATGTGATAGTAAAGTTACCATTTGTTGATGACTGATCTGAACCGAAGTCCACATAGCCGATCAACGCTGATGTTGAAGCTGTTCCTGTTGAATCATATACAACTGCGTAACGAGCTGTGATTGTTGAAGATGACCAAGTGGTATCTGCAGCATCAAGGATTACTACGTTGTTAGCTGAATCGTAGGTGGCTGTCTTTGAGCCTAATGTGTTTCCACCAGCAGTGTAGCCTGTGCCTGTAACTTCAAATGATGAAACATCGTTGAAGTAGTCATGAGCGTCCTGATCTGGTGTGTATGATGATGAAAGTAGAGCAACCTTGATTGTGTCAGTGTCGAAATCTACTTCCTTGTTAAGTGCCTTAAGTAGGAAGTTACCGTATAGTTTTGATGGCATGTGTCATTCCTCCTTATGAAGCAGCGGTAATCTCAACAACTGCGAATGCTTCAGCTGCAGCAACTGCAAAGCCTCTGCGAACACGAGTCTTAAGAAGAACGCCGTCCTTTGAAAAGTCTGCATCACGAGAGATTGCAGATTCGATTGTGCTACGAACACCATTGATCATCATGTTCTTGTTACCTACGATAAGTAGTGGGTTGCCTGTTGGAGCTGCTGTCGCTGCTGCTGATGTAGCTGCACCGTATGAGACTACCAATGGGTATCCGAATAGTGATCCTGGGCGAGCTGCCAATGGATCTGGAAGAACAAGGTTTCCGCCTGTTGTTTCCATGTTACGGATGTGTGCAAGCATCTTAGGGTGAACGATGATTACTGTGTTAGCAGCATCAAAGTACTTGCTCTGCTCTGCTAGTCCAACTGCATTTGAGATATCCTGGAATGTTAATGCTCCAGCTGTCTGAATGCGGTTTGAAGCTGAGTTGTATTGTGAAACAACACGGTAAACAGAGTCAAACGGCTGTCCGTCATCTCCGTCGCCTGCAGCTGTTACACCAAGGCATGCGTTGTCATACTTACGAGCCCAGAGTGAAGCCCACTCACGCTTGTATGTATTAAGTGTGTCAACGAGTGAATCGTTAACATCTTCTTCTGAAATGTTGAAAATCTGTGCATACTTCTTAGCTGTAAGAATTACCTCATCCAGAGTTGTATCTGAATTAGGAATGTCTACGCCTTCTGCAACAATTACTGGCGCATCTGAAACAAAGCGTGGAACGCCTTTTGTACGAGATGCCATTGCCTCACGACGAGCAAATGCTTCTACTACAGAGTTAGCTGTTGTTGCTTGAATAGCAACGGAGCCTTTTTCCTCTGGAATATAACCATTACCCTCAGTGAGATCTGTGCGACCTGCGGTCATAGTATTTCTCCTTTTGGTTAGTTAATTTGGGTTTTGAACATATAATCGTCCGAATATATTAATCGCAAGCCCAAATGTCCATTTGGAGCTGCATAGGACAATTATACCGTACTTCTTACTTCTTTAAAACCATTTTAGCCTGTAAATCTGATGCAGATTGTGGAACTTCTAATGAAGCAGTTACTCCTGAGTCAGCCTTACCAGCTACAATGAATTTTGGATCGAATAACTCTGGGAAGTCTGTCTTCAATGTAGCAATTTGCTCATCAAGTCCAGCAACCTCAAAGTCTTCAGTTAGGGTTAATGCATCCATCTTGATATATTTATTTAATTTCTCTCCATGGGTAATTCCTAATGATGAAAGATGCTTATTTACATACTCCATCATCAGCTTTGACTGAAATTGGGAAATCTTGGAAGTAGATTCATTCATCTGTGCTTCCAAGGCTTCCTTCTCCAATCTAAACTTCTTGGCCTCCGCCTTCGCATTTGCTAAAGCATCTAAGACCGCTTTAGGATCACGAATTTCGTCAGATGTACCTTCTACGATATTCTGTTCTTCCATTT